TTGATGAATCTATCTCCTACCGCATCTGGATTTGTACTAATTGTAGGATTAGATGATCCTGTACTCGGTGCACCAGTAGTTGCAGCTTTCACCAAACCTGATGACCTTCCTAAATTATCGCTTATTTTTCCACTCATAAATCTCCTTATATTATTTTTATAATGTTTGATCTAAATAGCTAACTACAACATCAACGTCTGCTGATCCTCCAGTTATAAAACCTAGCATATCATTTGCTTCTAAAACTATTCTACCTGTATGTTCGAAAGTTTCATTAGCCCCTATTGCTTGTGTCTTGTAAATGTAATGATCTGTTCCGCCATCACCATCATCTACATACAAGTCAAAAGTTTCTGCCGCACCTGCTGTTTCACAAATTGTAATTGATAAAACAGTATAAGTGTGTCCACTTGCACCATCGATCAATTTCACTTCTGAATTTGAACACGTCGGGTGTAATGCTACTTTGAATAGTTCACTTGCCATATTTTCCTCCTAATTAAAATCCAAATACTGCTGCTTTACCAGTACTTGTAATATCTGGTGCCATTGTTCCAGCATTTGTTATTGCTCCACCGGCAGCAATAGCTATAGTCGATCCAGACAGAATTGTAAAGGTGTTCGCTGTCATTGTAAAATCATCAGCACCTGCTATTTCGAAATCTATCTGGTCGTCCGTTGGTGAAGAAATCGTTGTATTTCCATTAGCATCTAAAATAATAGCATCTGCAGTACCATTAGTATCAAAAGTCGTACCAACTGTGGTTCCTGTAATCGTTAAATTGTCCGCAACCGTTGTTTCAGAAGTTGTATGTCCAATAGTAACTACGATACCAGATGTTTCTGTTGCTAATTTTAAAGCTCCTGTTGCATTTGTAATATAAGAATCTGAACCATCATGATAAACAGTCATATCCCCACCATCACCAATTTTAATTGGTGAAGAGTCTGTTAATTCTAATGCATCATCTGATTGATCCCATAACAAGAAACTTCCTGCAGTATCACCAAAAAACTTAATATCGTGTCCAGTACCATCTACTCCAGTTGTAATTGTACCAATACAAGTTAATGCAGAACCTGTAAAAGTTAAATTCGCTTCTGCGTCTAATTCAGTTGTTGTGGAGCCTACGGTGACAAGTTCACTTTGAGTAGCATTGTTTAATGCTGTTACAGCTCCAGCTGAAGCATCTTCCCATGCGACAGCTGCACCCGCACCTCCGGAAGTTAATATTTGACCATCGGTACCATAATTAGCACCCGCGATTCCTATTTCATTATCAGCTGTAAATCTAAATTTCTCAGTAGCAGTTTCTGATTTGCCTGTTGCAAATACAATATCGGTATTATTAACAGAAGCACTAAACGTATCATCGGCTTCTGCCCATATTGAAGCTGCTACTGCAATGGCATCTGTACCATCTGATTCTAAAGGAGCTTGAAAATCGATTCGTCCTAATTTATTTCCATCAACAACAGTAAGTTCACCCGTCGTAAGTTTTAATAGACCAGCGCCTGCTGCGGTTGCTCCTCGTACCTCGAATGCATCTGCTGATTGATCGTATAATCCATAGGCACCAGCAGAATCACCAAAGAATTTTACATCTAATCCTGTACCATCGACACCAACTGTAATTGCACCACTAAATTGTGAAGCACCAGCAATATCAATTGAACTAGAAATGTCTAATGTTGCAGCGTCTAATTCGCCAGAGATTGTTAAATTTCTTTGTCCTGTTGTATCTATACTTGAATCTGTTGTAACCACTTTAGAAGCAATAGCTGTACCAGCAGTTAAACCATCTAATAATTCTAATTCAGATTCTGCAAGAACAGCACTACCAGCAGTAAAAGCTGTACCTGTCACAATACCAGTTGAAGTTATTGCACCAGAACCAATAGTCCCTGCAACTGTTAATGCACCATCAGCAAGTGTTAATAAATCTGTATCACTTGTATGTCCGATTGTCGTACCATTAGTAATAATATTATCAACGGTTAAAGTTGTAAGAGTACCAAGACTAGTTACAGTGCCTTGTGCAGCAGTAGCTAGAGTACCTGTTAATGTTCCTGTTACTGTAAGATTGTCAGCTATTGTTGTTTCTGAAGTTGTTTGTCCTATTGTTAATGCAATTCCTGAAGTTTCTGTTGCTAATTTTAAAGCACCTGTAGCATTAGTAATATAAGAATTAGATCCATCATGGTATACCAACATGTCATTGCCAGTACCAAATTTAGCATTGGCACTATCAGCAAACGTTGCATGTGATCCTGTTAATACATTAAATGCATTCGCTGTCATTGTGAAATCATCAGCGCCTGCGATTTCGAAATCTATTTGATCATCAGTACTAGCTGTAATGCTTGTATCTGAATCAGCATCGAGTGTTAATTCTTCACCATTTAAATCGTAAGATCCAACACCACCAATATCTGAGTCAATAACATCGGTACCATTGCAATATAATATTTTTGTTCCTTTATCGGTTGCTGCCCAAGTGACACCTGTTTGACCTGATACCATAAACTGAACGGTATAAGCACCAGACGTTTGGTTATCGACAATCCATAATTTTTCTTTAGCAGTAACGGTTACAACTTGATTTCCTGTAATCGAGCCTGTTAAAGCAATGACCATGTTTCGAGAGGCATCACCTGTCGAACCATCAGTATAAGTTAACGCAGTTGTTTGAGCACTACCTGCAATAGATTGTGCAACATAGCCACGAACGGCTTCTTCTAAAATTTTTATATTGGTGATAGTTTTTGTTCCCCAGCTACCGGCGTTTTCGCCAGTGGTCATTAACTCTGTGCCAATATCTGTATATGTTGATGCCATAATTTATCCTATGCACTTCCGACAAAAATCTCCACATCACATGATGCTGTATCCGTGTCGACTGTAATATCTACTAAATCTGAAAGGCCCGAAGCTAAAGCGGATCCCGCTGCTTTCATCGTGTCCACTACGCCACCACTATTATCCCCTGGATAAATAAACGAGTGACCAGCATCGACCTTCATTTTAAATTCTGTGTTGTCTTCATCTCTAAATGTTAACACAATATGATTAGATGAATCTAAGTTTGTAATTCTAATATATCTAACATCGCCGTCATCAAACATTCCTGCAACGTATCCAACTTTATTTGCGGTTACACCCACACCACTAAGTGCTGATATAAATCCTATTAATCCACATTCGGTTGTACTTGCAGTTACGACTCTTTTTGTAATTTCATTAACACTAGAAATATCTAAAGATCTTTCCGATCCATAATCGATGTTGTTGAGTGTAATTGCTTCTTTGACTGTTACTGTTAGTGTTGCCATATTTTAATTCCTTACGGTGTCTGAGCCGGAACAGGTATACGAGGTTCTCCATCCGTATAGTCGTCTCGTCTTCTTCGACCTAATTGTTCCGAACCAAACTTTTGTACTTCAGTTTGATACTTTTGTTCGTATAGTTGTAGCATATCTTGCGGACCTTTTAAATAACTAAAGGCTTCTACGAGACAAGCATACAATAATCCATTTCCAAAGTTAAGACTTAAATAAGTTGTGGTATTTGCCGAACTCAATCCTACAGGTCTAGCATTGTAATGAATTTTGTACATAAAAGCTGAAGAAGGTGTTGGAACAATTGTAATTCTTCCTGAAGAAGTTGCTCCCGTTCCTTCTGCTCCTCCAGACATTGCATAATATTTTGGTGTGCCAGTAGTTGTTTCAACTGCATCATATTCTCTTAAATAGCTAATATCTTTCTTCTCCAGCCAGCTATTAGCTCCAGTTGCAGCAGTCGTTGAAGTATAAACTTGAAGTCCTCTAACAAATAAAGTTCCCGCAGGAGCGTAAACATTGTCTTTTGAAGCTGTTAAATTTCCAAGCATTTCTTTTCGATCTGCATCAATTGGAATTTCTCTTTGTATTCTAAGCGCTGTATTATCTATAAATTGATCTGTAATTGTACTTGAAAGTACGCCTGTTCCGACTTCAGTATAATTCTGAATTGCTGTTGTAAGTGTTGAATATGTAAATCCTGCCATTATGCACTAAGGGTTACTGGTCCAACTGAGACTGGAAACCCTCCTCCTTTCACACTACCTGCTGTTGCAGTGTTTGTGTTAACTGTAAAATAAAACCAATCTGTTGTAAAATCCGTGTCTCTATCACCGCTAACATACTTTCCTGTAGTAATAGCATAACCTGAGCTATATGCAATATTTGATCCTGCTATACCATCAAAACTACCAGGATCACCATAAGTGCCTGAAGTTGTTGGTGCTCCTCTAAATCTATAAGTGCTTCCATTTGTTAACCCATGATCTGATGCATGGACATTTATAATGCCTGATGAAGCTGCATACGTGGTAAATGGATCAGGGATTAATAATTGTGCTACAGTATTTTCTGTTCTATCTGTTCTAGAATTTTGTAATGCTTGTGCATCTCCACCATGAGGTCTTGGCTGTAATTGAGGTTGTTTAGCTTCATATTCAGATTTATGAACAAACATTCCATTCCATTCTTTGACCATTTCATTGTACGGAAATTCCATACCTGATCGATCTGATATTGCTTTAGCGTATTTTCCTTTTGCAAATGCCATAGTTATCCACTCGGGTAATAAGTTGCTGGGGTTATATAAGTGCTTGTAGAAGATCCATCTTCTGACAAAGCTCTTTTAAATTCATCTTCGTACAATAATTTTAATTCTTGTACTCTTTGTGGTGCATATTTTTGAGCTAAATAAAAAGATAATCCAGATGCCATACAAGGAACAAATCTATAAGGTATATCCGTTGCATCGGTATAAGTTGCATCTGCGTCTTGAATTCTTTTTACAAAGAAAATATGTAAATCTTTAGATGCAGCTGTGGAATCAGCCGTTGGATAAACGGTTAAAGTTGTTTTATCAACGAATCGTTGAACAAAGTATTGAGAAGGAGTTCCTTTAGATAATTTATTTGCTAATGCAGAATATGCTGATCTAGCTATTTTTGTAAGAGTAGAATCTGCCTGTGTTGTTTCAGTTCGATTTGTTCTATATGTTGCTTCTAAAATATCTGCTATTCCATAAGTAGAAGATCCACTTGTTCCACCGACTGTTACTGAAGAAGTTCCATCACCTGATGCTCTATAAAAAGTATATTCAGCCTGACCTTCAATGAGATCAATATTGGTATCGCCTACTTCCCAGTAGTGCAAACCTCTATTGCCCCATTCTTGAAACATAACGTTTAAAGAACGTCTTGCTGTTTTTAATTGATATCCCGAAACAGATTGTAAGCCGATTCGTTCGTAAGCTTCTTCGATAATCTCATCAACAGCAAATGTTTTGTCGAACGTTACTGTTCCGGAAGTAGTATTAGCCATATGCTACCTCCTAGTAAGATTTCTTTAACTCTAATATAATCGTATACGCATCATTTGATGTATGATGTAAAGTTGTTAAAGCCACATCTCCATCAACGCCGGTAGC